TTATATCTTCCATTCCACTTGTGCGTAGACGCACGATATGACCCATCTGCCACTGTTTGGCCTCTAAGCCCTTCATTATACCAAGCCAACGATTTCTAAGATAAGCGACTTCATTAATCAATACTTCCATATCAATTACTTCATCTTCGCCTTCAGCATACTTTTCAGCATCACGGCTTGTCAATGCTCTATTATACGCTTCTAAATATTTTTGAAAATGAGTTCGGCGAATCTTCTTTAATCTAATATTGAGCAAGTTAAGTACCGCTTCTACTTCTTGTAATTGATTGAATCTATGTTCGGTGACACCAGGAATAGCAGCAATGTTTTTTTCAACATTGCCGTATACCTTTACTTCACGTTTTGCGTTTTCTAACTCAGATTCAAAGTGCTGAATGAAATCGGGTATCACACCCAAATTCATTGATACTCTTGTATACCAATTTGACATTTAGTCCCAGTCATCTGTATCTATATCTTCTTCGTAATCTTCGTAATCATCTTCTTGGAAATGTTCTTCGGCATAACCTTTTAATGCTTTAGTGATATCTTTGTCCTTGAAGGCATCTTTGATATCTTCTATCTCATAATTATTATCAATTAAAAAATTGACAAGGGTATCTGCCGCATCATCACGTTCACTTAAATCAATATGCTCACGCAATGCATCCCAAACTTCTGATATAACGTCTAGACTCATTCTGTAACTTCCTCCGTAGGTGTTACATTACTTATCACACTTTTAGTTTTTCCAGTATATTCAAGCATTACCTTGTCAAGAATTCCGTCTTTATTGGCTTCCCAACCCTTACGAAACGCTTTAAGAATTTCACCATCTTCAGTTACATAAACTAAACTATTGCCTTCTTTCTTCAAAGCGCCAGACTTCTCAAGCATATCAGTTAAGCCACTATAAGGACTCATGCCTGTTTCATATGGAATCTTAACTTGAATACTTTCAAAAGGTTTCGCATAGCGAGTTTTCATAATCTTACAAGCGGCACGAATACCATTTACTTCAGCAACCTTGTTACCATCTTCATCCTCTTTGAGTTTCAGTTTCTTCATAGCAACTACGATTGAACTTGCGTAAACAAATCCCTGACCACCACTGATTTTATCATCTGGGTCAAACATATCTTGACTTGCGTATGTGTGATTAGTAGCAACCAATCCTACATTGTGACTACCAAACATATTAACACAATTACGAACAAGTGCTGTTAGTGCTTTAGGCTTACGACCCATGTCACCCTTCATATCACCTGCTTCAAACTGATTAACGTCAGTTGGTGTCAATAGCATACCAAGACTGTCAATGACAAACAATACTTTTGGTTTATCATCTTCTGCCATTGCTTTGTATGACTTCATAAATTCTGATATAGTTTTACCTACATCATCAATCATAGCCATGTTTAGTTTAAGCAATTTAGTTTCGCTTGTATCTACACCCAATGCGTGTAGCCATTTTTCATCTAGTGCGTTTTCACTATCAATTAGGACGACATAGATTCCTTGTTGTTGTGCGTGTCTGACGAGGTTTCCTGAGCAGATGAATGATTTTCCTGATCCAGACTCTCCGGCAAAGACAGTAACTTTACCAAGAGGAACGCCTTTATTAAAATCCCCGCTAATGAGATAATTAAGTCCATAATTTCCTGTACTGATCCAATCGGTTGGATCGTTATATCCGATGCTAAGTCCTTCAATAGACTTAGTAATTTCTTTTCTAAATTTTGATACGTCAAATGGTTTTGCCATTGATAATCTCTCTTTCTTTGTTATCTGTTGTGTGTACCGTTAAGATACATTCTATCATTAAATGATACTTTATCAAGTAGATCGGGACATTGGTCTGCCATTCTTTCCAAATCGTAATCGCTTGGATAATGACGCAATGCTCCTCTTGCCCTATCTCTAACTAGACTAGGTACACGTGGAGTACGACCAGGATCACACAATTCCTCTAATAATTTTTTACCTTGCTTTAACGCACGATATCTTTCGTCTGGTAATGTCATAGTGTTCTCCTAAGATAGGGGCCGTAGCCCCTATTGAGATTTACGCAGATTTTTGTCTAGCCTTAATCATGGCTAGAATATCTGCTGCTTTGTCACTTGACGGACTTGCTGTAGGAACTACAACTGGAGCACTTGTGAAAGATGCTTCTGCTGCCGCAACATCATCTTCCCAAGCGGGTAGACCTGCGGGTGCTGCTGGAGCAGTGCGAGTTGGCAAGGGTGCTGCTGTAGGAGTTGAGCCACCTGCTGGAGCATCTAAGCCCCATGGACGATAGTATTGTCCCCAACGTTCGTTGTCGTATGGTTGACCATCTACTGATGCTTCAAACATTTCTTTCAAAATACGCAATTCAGCTTCACCTGGCTTCTTCGGTAAGAAGTCACTAAGATTAAATAACCCATGTGCTTCAATTGCTGCTTGTTCAGCATCAGTCAATGCTGTTTCTCTACGTGCCCAATTACTTGTTGAGTAATCAGCATATCCACCTTTGCTAGACTTCTTAACATTGAAGTCAAGACCACGTGTATAGTCTGTAGGCAATTCCATGATTTCAGGATCAAGCAATCCACTCTTAATGATTGGGATAATTTGTGGACTGATAACGAATCTACGAATTGGATTCGCTGGAGTCTTGTCATCACCAAGTGGGTTTTGACGTACAAAGCCTTGAAAGATGTAACTACGCTTCTTCCAATATTTGTTTGCCATTTCTTTCAATGTTTCATCTTTGTACCAAGGACGAACCTCAGCCAAGATAGGACAGACTGAACCATCGTTATACATTTCTACGCAAGGTACTTGTACAACTACTTGTTTAGCGCCTGGATCACCCTTAACTCCATTGAATGGAAGTTTGATGATTTGTTTTTCTACCCAGAAGAATTCGTTCTTTGGATCTCCATCGGGTAAGAAACGAATTGCGGCTGTTGTGCCTTCGTCCATATTCCAGTGGGGGTAGATAGAATTATCTGATTGGGTGTTAGAACCCTTTGTGTTTGATTTTGTGTCTTGCGCTGCGATACGTGCGCGGATTTCTGCTAATGATGCCATATAAATATTCCTTATAAATTGAGATGGTCTCGTTTTTAAATTCGCCGCTTCACCATGAAACGACTAACACGATGAGTAAGTATAGCAACACTTTCTCGTCCTGTCAATAGTATTTATGCCTAATGTGGTAAACCTCACCTTTTAAGTGAGGTTTATTTACCCTTTTTATTTTCTAATGATTCTTAGAATGGCATCAAAATCTTCCTGCCCTTCTTTGACTTTTTCTTTTGGAATTGCTTGTTTTGCTAGATGCTTTGCCCTAGAGTGGCCATTGTGGTCAGCGCCATCACTACCTTTTTTATCTTTAGGTTTCTTATCATCTTTATCTTCCTCATCCTCATCTTCCCAAGGTGCTGCTTCATGTAAAGTATTACCAAGATCGGTATCTTTCATACTTGGTTCATGCTTTGGCTTTTCTAATCTCTTTAACATCTTTGATATTTTGTCATGGATGTTATCAATCTTATCATTTTCAAAATCATGTTCAAATTCGTTAGCGCCAGGATTGCGTCCACGCATTCCATGTTGTGTATGCTCACCTTCACCAAATGCCTTATTAGGAACACTAGCGTTTTGTGCAACACCGGCACCTGCTTGTTGTTGAAGTTGTTTAATTAATTCTTCGGGAGAGATACCTTGTTGCATTGCAATCTTTTTAACTTGCGCTGCAAATTCAGGTTGAGTTTGATATCCTTTAGCAATATCATCTGCTGTGATAGGTGTTACTGGAGTAGGATCTTTTGGCTTGAACATATTCTTAATGTTATCAAGTATACCTTCAGCCATTTCATCTTCTTCAGTAGTAACTGCTTGGTCAGCTTGATTGATGAAGTTTTCATTAGCGCCAACAAGTTTACCTACTGCGCCCTTTTTACCAACCTTCTCTGTTGGGCCTAATTGACCCACACGCTTTTGATTAGCATCTAAATCTTCTGACATGCCTTGCTGACCTTGTAATTGATCATATTGGTCATATACTGTTTCATAGGCATGATACAATGCATCAACTTCGTCTTGGTTAATATCATACATGTCATATACTTCATCTTCAAGGTCAGGGAATTCACCAATTGCTGACATTACCTTTTCAACTGAATTATTGAATCTATTCTGTCTAATTCCGTATTTTGCTATATTGTACCAGGCTGTTTTGATAGGATCACCATGGTGACCAACCTTTGCCCAGTTGCCTACTTCTCGTAGACCCAAATCAATTGGTGGATTTTCACCGGCCATTCTTTCATTGTATGCGGCTAATCTTGATACTTGTTCTTCATGCGAACCTTCGTCAACTTCTTTTTCTGGTGCAGGTTTAGCAGGCTCGTTTTGAGGTGCGAAACGATTATCTTGATATTTTTTTAAAGCAGCACCTGTATGTATAGCTTCGTCAACTTCAGAAGGCCCTAACAATTCTATGGCACGTAGATAACCTTCGTATGCCATTTCATTCTCATCATCATTCTCTAAGTCAATCTTCTTAGCTAGTTTCATAGCTTCAAATATGTCTGCGATTCCTTGTTCACGGGCCCACTGGCAGAACTTGATAATTTCGCTGTGTAGGCCTAGGCTACGCAAATCATGCATGATGCCTCTAACATCACCATCATGGTTATCTACTATGTCCATGAAGAAGTCTGAACTATGTGCATCTTCAGGAATACCGACTGGGTTATTAGATTTAATACTTTCTTCTTCAGTTAAACTATCAGCCCACTCTGCTAATTTGTTCAATTCTTTATCAACAACTGATTCAGCTACTTTCTTATGTATTCTATTCAATATTGGCATTACGCTTTCAATACGCGGATCTAATGTCTCTTGTACAAACAATTCATTTAAACTAGTTTCATCACCTTCATCTTCCATCAATGATGGTGTCCAATTTTCAAAGTAAGCATTATATCCACGCTTACCAGTCATACGGCTTAATGATTCACGTAGACTTTGATAGTGTGCGATACCTTCGTTAACCAATGATTGTGCTGATTCATTGAATTGTCCATTGCGTATAGCACGAACAAATCCAGCCATCTTACTATATTCTTCACAAAGACTATGAACATGGTTCCAACGGTCATCATTGACTTTACCACCTTCAGCAATATGTCTAGCATAGACACGGGCAATACCAGGCTTCTTAGTATCAAGTAAATAGCGTTCACCATCTTGATTCTCTAAGAAAATTCTATTGATGTTACGATAGCGTTGTTCACCTTCTTCAATGACACGGCTATGTTCAATAACAATCTTTACGCTAGGCACAGCATCACTGTAACTGCGACTTTTACCCATTGGGTAGTAACCTTCTGCTATCTTGTCTTTATTTCTCATATGGTTCCTTCTTGCCATGTCATCACTGACTCGGTCTTTGTTTTGTGTTTTGAATCCTCTTAAGCCCTTAGTCATTCTCCAAGCACTTAATTGATGTAATAATCCACTCCATGTGTCATCATAGTCTACCCCTGGTGTTTTGTCGCCAGGACTATCGGATACATCGTCACCAAAATATACAGTTAATACTCTATCTTCGTCCAATGTTACATAAACGGTTCCGTAATCTTCACCGTCTTTGGTGAATTCAAACTTGAAAATGTCTGCTTCATCAGGAACAGGAGTAGCTTTTCCCTCTGCATCTAATGGTTTTGGTTTGTATTTAGATAGTAATCTAAACAATTCGCGGTTTAATGATTCTGTATTTGTTGGCATAATTGTATTTATCTTAAACTCAACTTAGCACGGCAAAGAAGGGCAAGGGAGCAACAAATTCTTCATGGTCACGTACATAACTGTCTAATTCAAAGTGATATGACCCTAATTCCTGTATCATTCTGACATTTAATAAGCTGGCCATAATCAAATCGTCAGTATCCCCAATCTTAGCTGCATAGCTACCCGCATGTGCTACAAACGCTTTCAATTCACTGATAAGACTACGACTATTTATGGTTAGTTTCTTGCTTTCCAACAATGTCTTAAACTTAGCACAAGCAGTTAGTTTACTCTTGTTTGTAGTATTGAAACCCTTACGTTTCTTTCCTGGTTCACTAATAAACGTTCCGGGGATGTTATTTTCCCCATATTCATTTAATGATACTAATGATGCTTCCCCAATGCTATTGTTCTCTATGGAGTAATATAGATTGTTTGGCTCACCTGTACATTCTACAATGTATTTGTTTATCTGTGCGATAAGTTTAATCTGTGTTGGGATATCAGTTTTATTGTGCTTCCACTCACCAACTTGTGTAACAGTATTAGCTTCAAAGATTTGTATTGCTGCTGGGTCACTACCTGTACCGAGACTTGGGTCTAACGATACTGTATAGATACTGCCCTTAGTTGGTTTCTTATACCAACGTACTTGTCCCATTCTGGATACTGGTTCTATTCCTTCAAGCATCAATAATGTATTTGGATTGATAAGTGTTTCGTCAGCGATAATGAACTCGCACCCAATCTCTCGGTTGAAACGATCCTCGCCAAGCTGTGCTTTCATTTCATCAGCCCACTTTTGATCTCTTCCCGGTTGCTCGTCCCATGATGCTCTATATGCCTTAAAGCCATTAACACCCAACTCAGTTGTGTTACCAAACTCATCTTCAGTTTTGTTAGCACCCTTCCAGATGAAAGCAAACTGATCCTCGTCACTGTTTGGTGTGCTTGTAATAATAGCTTTACCACCAGTACTTAATGTTGGGGTAATAGCTGTCCAGAATTCTTTAGCGATACTTGGTCTAACGAACGCAAACTCATCAAGGTATAATAATGTAATAGACATACCACGACCTGTATTTTCAGTAGTAGTTGCACTTACGATACGACTACCATTCTCAAAGTCTAATGAGCCTTTGTTATATGTTGTTACCCCTGCTTTGATATAGTCTGGGCAGTTTTCGTATGCGTAACGAACACGCTGCATGATCTCTTGTGCGCCCGTGTACTTATGTGCTGCGATAAGAATTGTAGAGTCTGGTACAAACATAGCATACCAAAGTAAGTAACCAGCAGCACTAGTTGATTTACCTGACTGTCGTGGCATCAAGCTGATACTATAGCGATAGTTATGATAAGTGTTAATTAATCGTTTTTGATATTCCCATGGATGATATACCATGCTACCTTTTGTGGGGTGTTGTATATAAAAGAAGTTATCCATGAAGTATAGATAACCTGTGTCTGGGTCACAGCACTTTATAAAGTCCTGTAATTCTTTATCATTTTTGAATTTTGTCTTAGTATAGGGATCTTTAACTAAAGATGCCTGTCCTGTTTTCGTCATACTCATAATGAGTATTTATTACAAATTATTTGATATCTAATGGTCTTTGCTTGGTAGCAACGATACAGTAGAATTTTTCTTTTGCTTGTAATGGCTTTGTAGGATCATCTGGATTGGGGAATTCTATATCAAATTCAAAGTTTTCAAATTTATCAATATTAAATCCAGTACGCACAATCAATGCTCCCAATTGCTCTTTTCCCAAAATGCTATAGTGATTAAGGTTATCTTCATGTCGTCTTTCACATCCGGGCTGAGGAACTTCAATATAAATCTTACCAAATTGTTTAAGAACACGATTGTATTCCATTAAACTAAAGATAGGATATGGGCTATGTTCTAATGAATGACGTAAGAATATCATATCTACACTTTCATCATAATAACCTTCACTTTGTGGAAGAAAACTTAAGTCATATTTTTTAATAGTATGACCATTATCTTCACAAATTTTAATATCTCCGGGACTTAATGTTACTCCAGTTAAATCAGTATAACCGCGTGATTTCATCTCATCTAAGAAATATCCAGGACCACATCCCAAATCTAAGATTTTACTATCTTTTGGAAGATTTAATGGATCAATGTATTGTTTAACTACAGTTTCAGTTAATGTCCTGTGCATCTCGCTATCACCCTCATCATAGATGTGACATTGGTATAGGTATTCATTATAGAATCGGAGTTTAATTAGGTCTAGTGTGTTATTAATATCAATCATATAATTATTTAGACATAATCAACACTAATGATTTTTTTATTTTATGATAAATAAAAGTGTAGTTCGCGGGCGTCGGAACCCCAACTACTCTAATGCTATTAAGGAGCACCAGCATGATTATTTATCGCAAAATATACGAGCAAAATTTTGGCCCTATACCAAAAGAATCAAATGGTAGATCATATGAGATACATCACATAGATGGAGACAGTTCTAATAATGATCCTTCTAATCTTAAAGCGGTAACTATACAGGAACATTATAACATACATTATTCTCAAAAAGATTGGGGTGCTTGTTTACTAATAAGCAAAAGGCTTAAACTTTCACCCGAAGAAGTTTCTACTATATCCAGACAGAATGCCATGAAACAATTAGAAAATGGAACACACCCTTTTCTTATACCCGGAGTCGGTACTAGAAGTATTGCAAATGGTACGCATAATTTCTTTGGCGGAGAAATACAACGTAAAAGTAATAGGCGTAGATTGGAAGAAGGAACTCATCATTTATTAAGAGAAAATAATCTATCCATACAAAATAAAACTCATCACTTTTTTAACGGGGAGATTCAAAGAAATAATAATCTCAAACGATTAGCAGACGGAACACATCCATCGCAAGTTGAATGGAAATGTGAACATTGTGAAAAAATAGGAAAAAATAAAACCAATTATATCAGGTATCATGGCGACAAATGTAAAAATAAGTAAATTATTTTCTTTTGTAACCTTTAAATGGCTTAACTAGACTTTGCTTGTTCGTATCTTCGGGTTCTTGACTCTTTGAATAGGGAACAACACCTTTTCTATCTGTAGGGATAGTTTTTGTAGCAGCTACAAACATATTGTATTCTTCTTCTGTATATGGATGCACAGTGTTATATTTTTCAGCAAAGCTAGAGTTGTCCATATCAACTGCGTCTTGGCTCTTGCCGTCAGCCATTGCCATTGCCATCCAAAGACGGTTCATATGATAGATGCGATCATATCCACCAACGTCACGAGTCTTGAAAACACCTTGGGTGGCTTGGCTATGATGGTCATGCATTTTACCTTCACCCTCAGTTAAAAATTCACTTGCTCTCATTTTGGATATCCTTTAAAGCCTTTTACCGGGCTAACTTTATCTACATCAGGTGCTTCTTCACTCGCCATTGTACCAATCTGTACCGCATCACTAGGTGGCATTCCCATAGAACGTAATGCATCGTGAATGTAATCTTTTACATGAGGATCATAGCTTACTATAATTTCGTTCTCACCAAATACTGACTCTTTACCATCAAACTCTGGTACACCATCTTTAGCACGTTGGGCGGCACCCTTGGCGCCTGCAATCGCTACACTAAAACGATATTGTAAATAAGGGTCTTGATTTTTAAGTGCAGGAATCTTAAATGCACCCGGTAATGCTAGTCCAACATCACGGGTAATTGTACCGGTGCGACTTTCATTTATGAATTCTTTTGCTCTCATACTGTTATTTGATTTTCAGTCTCTAAATCAATTTGATTTTCAGTCTCTATATTTGTTTCAGTAGCACCTTCTAATATAAGATTTAATCCAGGAACAGGTACGCCTGTCCATGTTATCTGTGCTGATATAAAATGAAATATCTCTGTATCTATAAATGGATTAACAATAACACGAACATTAGATTCAAATACATCCATATCATAATCAGTTAATACATTACCGTTAAACAAGGTATTGTATCCGTTCCATTTTATGCCTGACCCGTCTGTTAATACTGAAGCAGTCAACGTAATGTTTTCACTGTCATTAGAACTTGTATCATTGGAATTAATTTGAATAATCGCTTGGGTGAATGATTCAATTGGAGTTTCAAATATAACTTGCCCAGCAGTATCACCTGTTGTATATGATGTTGAAGTTACAAACCCAGTACTGTATAATTGCGTGAAATTATTATTAACTTTCGCAAAGGCTGTTCTTAACGGATCACCCTCCCCATCATTGGGTTGTGCGCCTATATTGATTATTTCTTGGGTCATTATCTAAGTCCTAAACTATAGTGTATTTATCACAGTTTTGGATTATCTTAGTTCTTCAAAAATCTTCTTTTGAGCATTATACCACTCTATAAAACCCTCATGCAACACAGAACATTCATAATATGTGGTATAATTCTCTGAAACCACTCTAGTAAAGTCAATTATACTGACTTTTTCACCCTCAATTGTTTTCAATGTCGGGCAACTTTTTAACAACATCTCGGGTGCAGTGGGAAATTTGGGTACTACAGGAACTGGGGTACTAGCACATCCCGCAACTATTAGAACAGAAGCAAGTACTGAAAGTTTTAAAAGTCTCATATCTTGTCTCCCATAACAATAAATTCTCTACCTATCCAACCCTGCTTATTATTATGCTTTACTAAAGCATACTTAGTTTCAAGTTTTACAATATCTATCTTCTCTCCCGGAGATAGTTTGTCTATTTTTTGACTTGAATGGTCAGTCGTTTCACGTAGGTTAGACCATTGTTTTACTGTAGCAGTAACAACTTTTTCTTTAACAGGTTCTTCTTTAGCAGAGATAGGTTCTGCTTTTATCGGTTCATTCTTAACCGGCTCAGTTTCTGCTGGTTTTGTAATTTCTATCGGTTTGTTTTGCGCCGCAGCATTATGTGTCTTAATGATTATTTCAGGAATAGGACAATTCTCTACAAACTTAATCACTTCTTTGTCTACCGTAACTTCTCTGTCAATGTATTTTGTGATAGTCTTGCCGCGTTCATGGACAACTTTTGTTTTCTCAGCGACTATAGTAACAATCTCTACGTTTTTTTCTTGGCTTTTTGCTTCAGCTACAGCTACCTTGGCTTCAACTTCTTTGACCCGCATCTGCCAAATAAGATTATCTGCTATCCCGCCCTCTAGATATAATGCAGCGGCAAGCACCAATAAACTGATTACTCTGATAGGAATAATGTATGGTTTAATAAACGGAATCATTCCTAGAACGAATCCAGCGACGGTTCCTAAAACCCCCGCAGCTAGCATTGCATGAAACACCCAATCGGGCAAAACTGATAATATCCACATAAACTTATTTATCTATAAAATTCTATAACTTTTTCCGATATATATTCTACTTCTTCGTCTGTTAACTCAGGGTACAATGGTAAACTAATAACACCTCTGCTTAACATTACACTAGTGCTTAATAAATCTGGTTTATCTAAATTCCTAGCTATATCTAAATCACCCAACACATATCTATAATGAATATTAGATTGTATCTCGTCAGTCAGCAAATGTGTATGTAATTCGTTTCTATCGGATAGATACATTACAAACTTCTGATGTGCGTGAGGACCTAATGTATCTGTCAAACAACGTAATGGTAAGTCTTTGAAACATTCAATCCAGTAGTTAGCAATCTCATGTCTACGGTCTTGCCATTCATCAATGTATTTTGCTCTTACTAATATCTGGGCACAATCTTGTTCACTCATCTTAGTATTAGTTCCAAGCTGTTCAAAATTAGTTGCCTTACCGTTGTCTCTATAATTTATAGCAAAGTTATATAGTGCTTCATCATTGGTTACGATAGCACCACCGTTGCCTGAACTTGGTAAGTTCTTTGTAGGATCAAAACTAATTGCCATTCCAGCACCAACATCTCCGTTAGCACATAACCAATGTTGTGCTCCGTCTACCATGTAATAATGAGTGTCAGAACGTTCTCTTTTAGGCCAAGGCTTTTTACCATAAAGCCCAACTGCACACAGATATGTGTCAAGTGGGGAATCTATAATACCATATCTATCTGTGTCAACTAATTTTACTTTCCATCCTGCATTCAAAAATGCGTTAAGTGTTGCAGGATAAGTTAAGTTAGGTAATTTAACTGTAGGTATTTTTTTATTATCTGAAAGATGCCATGCTAATTTATATCTGGCAATTATCTCTAATGCTTGACTACCACTATGAACAGTTATAGCATATTTTGTTTTAGTCTTGATTGCTAACCAAGTTTCAAATTCTTTAGTATACTTTCCACCCACAAGTTGACCAGTGCTTAATGCAAGGTCAGTGGCATCAAGTAATTCATCTTTAAGATTCTTATACTGTCTTGCTAGACCAAAATGGGGAATTTTCATTTTGAATACGTTTGTGCAGTATTAATTATTTTTTGACAGTCAAAAAAAGTTACTCGGTTTCGTGTAGCACCATTGTTTAATTTGTAAATAAAATAATGAATGGCTTTTAATTGAGTATTAGACATTCTAGACCCTTTAGTTTTTATCAAATTTTGGGCTACTATTAGTGCAGTTGATTTTTCTTCATCTGTTGCTAATCTTCTATCATTCATGCCTTTTCTGACCAAAACTTACTATTGTTTAGCCACTCATAATACTTTTGAAATCCTTCTTCTACATCAACTTTAGGATCAAATCCAAAGTCTCTACGTGCAGCATCAATGCTCAATGCACCGCGACTAGGAAAGTCTGCATCTTTGTCTCTTACATCAATTTCACCCTTACCTGCAAGACTAACTGCTAGATTAGCAGCATCAAGTAAACTACGACTGTGGCTCTTTGTGATATTGTATGTTTTGTTATCTGTGTTATCACTTAATGCTGCCGCAACGATACCGTCAGCAGCATCTTCTACATAAGTAAAGTCTAATGTTTCATTTGCTCCGTTAACTTTCAATACGCCTCCGCGCATTGCAGTAAGCATAAACTTAGCGATAACACGATCCTCAACATCTAGTGGTCCATATACAGCACTCGGACGAATGATAGTATGTACCATATTATCCCTGCGTGAGTAATCTCTTACTAGCCATTCGCCTGCCAGTTTCATAATGCCATATTGTCCTTGAGGCTTGCATATTGCATCTTCTGTTACATCGTCAGTGAAGTCACCATAGACCATTGAACTGCTAATATAAATGAATTTACGTACTTCATTTTTTGAACTAGCTTCTAGTAAGTTCAGCAATCCCTCACTCATTACACGACTACCCCATGCAGGATTACTATTGACTACTTTCTGTCTAGGAAAACTAGCCATGTGAATAACAATTTCAGGATCTTCAATATTGAAAATGTTATTTACATCTTCTGCATTAGAGATATCTTTGGTGTATACAAAACTTTTATCACCAATTTTCTGTTGACGTTCACGTATCAAGTATTCAATCTCATCTTCAGGGATGATACCGTAATTTGTTTTGTTGTCAACTATTGATACCATATGACCTAAGTCTTGCAATCGCTTAACTACATTGTGCCCGATAAGTCCGAGACCACCTGTTACTAAAATATTCATTTGTACTTTAAACTCCAAAATACGTAATCTTTTGATTTCAAAAAAGCATGTATTGTGTATGAGTAACCATATATCATTGGATCGTGGTATCTTTTCCAAATAGGGGTAGGTTTACTATTTTCCATAATCCATTTTCCTTCTTCTGTTTGTTGCCATTTCCATATTGGATCAGCTACATACAAATCAGGATCTTCTACATCGCCCATCTTTATGGTGTGTACTACGCATTCAATTGTGTCTGGTTCAAGTATCATACTGCCATATCTGCTTTAATAGCAGTATAGCATTTGTAATTAACTAACTCAATATCTTCGGGTATAAAATCATCTATATTTTTTATAGTATGATTAATCTTCAATGTAGGCAACTCCATTGGCTCACGGCTCAATTGTTCTTTAACTTGTTCAACATGGTTAGTGTAGATATGTGTATCACCTGTGCTGATCACTAATTCAGCTACACCCAATCCACATACTTGTGCTATTAGATGAGTGAGTAACGCATAGCTAGCAATGTTAAAAGGTAACCCCAAGAAAACATCAACACTACGCTGATACATATGGCAAGATAATTCTTTATTCTTGTTGACATAGAATTGGCATAATACATGACATGGTGGCAAAGCCATTTGGTCTAACTCACCTGGATTCCAAGCTGTGAGTATATGTCTACGACCATTAGGGTCACTTTTAATACCCTCAATTAGATTTTTTAATTGGTCAATTTCTTTATGATGTATACTACCTTTGCGGTTGTATGTTGAGCCAAACTCATCCATAAAGACTTCGCTTTTGTGTGATACGGGAGTAAGCCAATGTCTCCATTGTACTCCGTATACACGACCTAGGTCACCCTCAAACTTTGCTTTAGGTTTCCAGTAACTTGCTAACGCATTCGGTGTCCAGATAGTAGTGACACCATCACGGGTACCATGTGTAAGTTCTGCTAATCTGCGTTCATCTCGGCTACCCTCAATGAACCAGATTAGTTCGCCTACACAGGCTTTCCATGCTAGCTTTTTTGTCGTGACGGCTGGAAAATTCCTACGCAAATCAAAGCGAAGGTGACGTCCAAACACACTAATAGTGCCTGTGCCAGTTCTATCATCTTTTGTTTCTCCGTTTTCTAGAATGTCTTTTAATAATTCTAAGTATTGTTTCATAGTCTATTCAATAGTTTATCTGTTTCGGGTTGCACTGCATCAGCAATGTTTTGTACATTAAGTATAAACTCAACCCCGACAACTGAATCATCTAATTCTTGTAATTTTCTACTTACAATATCCTCTATCTGTTCTGGATCTAATCCTTGACTTATAAACTTTTCAATGTTTATAGTATGCTGCTTTTTACCCTGTAGTTTGATTACTAATTTCTTAATAAACTCTACGGGTATTTTATTTTTATCAACATCTTCAAGAATATGCTCCCACTTTTCGATGAAGTCTGGGCTCATTATGCACTAACTTTTGCTCTTGTTTTCTTTACCTTAGGTGCAGGTGATTGCGTGGGCGCTTCAACTACAACTGCTTTCTTACTTGCACGTGGCTTCTTCTCCATTACAGGAGGATCCATTTGTGCTGCTTGCTTCAATAGGTTTTCACTTTCAGCCATCAATCCTTTAGCCTCTGCTACCATTCTAGCTGCTTGTTGACGCAAATTGTTTGCTAATGCAGTATCACCTAATGCATCATTGCTACTAGCCATCAACGGTTGTTGTGGAACTTTAGCATCACGGGTGTTATTTTCACGTTGTCTACGTGCTACCTCAGCTGGAGTTTGCATCCCTCTGCTTTGATCAATATCAGCCATACGCTTAACTGCTTCTTCTCCCTGCTTCATCTCAGTTAAAATCTTATTAAGTTCACTTAACTTAATTTTAGTTTGAGGATTTGGGGTGACAATAATATTTTCTGTGTTTACTTTCTTTAGTAAACCTTCAGCATGTAATACTTGTAAGATAGGACGACCATCTAAACCCAAGGTGCGATTTAGTGCATCTGATAATGATTCAGCATGTTGTCCAATATCACTTTCAATACAACGGATCAATGGATCGTGTATATGCTGATTTAATGTCTCTGTATATGTTACAAGACACATGTGAGGTTCACCTGGAATCTCACGAAAAATGATAGCAACCTTACGATCACCTTGTTTACCGACATGTTTTAAAAAACTCATATTATTCTCCTAGAGTACATAGATATTTAATATCTATTATACTCAATGAAATATTTTTATGAGTTATGATTTGGTCAACGAATCAAGCAATTTATATTGCTCGTAGGCTTGTACAACAGCAGGTGTAGTGTTACGATTCTTAGGTGATACTTCTACCCAAACATCATCCCTCAAATCAGGATGTATAAATTGATTACCCAAACCTACAAAGTTTCTAGGCTGATGAATCTTACCGCCTTTATACAATCTACTAGCAAGTGCTTCTACTTCTTCCCATGGTTTAACTGCAAGATCATAATCTTCTGGGCTGCGTGAGGACCAATTGCCATCCTCATAATATTGTTTTACAATAGTAAGGAAACTTTCATAGTCCTTAGATTGTGTCCGAGTAATAAGCAATAGTACGTCATCCTCGGACACTTCGTCCATTAGTATGCTACGCAAACATCTACCCAAACTTGTACCAATATACATCATACAATCACCTGTGTTTTCTTATCTGCTCTATCACTATAAAATTTATGTCCCACGTTACGAATAGCATCTGCCATTGCTTGTGGACTATCTTCAAATGTTTCTCTAATATCTTCTTCGGATAACTCTGAATCAAAGGCATAGATTTCATAATGTCGTTGACTATTTACTCTAGCCCTCAATATCATCATTTCTAATGGAACATGTGCTGGCTTAACTGTTTGGTTCTGTTCTTTGAGAATACGAAAGATATTTTCTTTTTCCCATTGTTCATGTTCTTTTTCAATTCGTGTAACATTGATTAAGGCTTCAAGCCCAGTCATGTCCCACATTGCCACGAACCTAGTTGTTTTCTTTTTTGATGAGCGCATATACCATCACTGCCTGTTCTAATATATCTGCTAATGTTTTGTTTGTTTTTGCTTCGCGGTGAATTTCACCCCAAAGTTTATTTTCCATTATATGTTCATGTAACGGACGACCGTCAACCGTTCGGTTATCCATAATTAACTTACGATCAGTAGAACCTACTTCACGTTCGTATATTTGTTTACCACCATCAGGACTTTCGTATACTTTATTTGTCATCGTCCGGACTAATGAAAAAAATGTAGCACTTGATGATGATTACCATCACCACCAATGCTACCCCACCTAAAACAATCAATGCTTCAAATGTCATTTATGCCTCGTCATACAGTGCATATGTGCCGAATGGGGGATTCGGATTCTTGTCACCATGAATGATCCATGTAGTATCGCAGTAGTCAGGGTCGCCCCATGAACCATTGGGATATCCATCAGTAAACACAATCAGTCGCTTAGGATCAATTGCATTTTCTTTCAAGTATGTGAAGATACAATCAAAGTCAGTACCACCGCCACCTTGCGGCTCGTATTCATCAATACTGTCCATGTTATCACTATGAAAGTCTTGCGGGTTGTATGTATCAGTATCAAAACAGAATACATGAACCTTGTAACCATCAAACGAATCCATCATGCCACCAATCTCACCCAAGAACGCCTGTGCTTGTTTGTTGCTGATAGAACCACTCATATCAAGTGAAACTACGACATCAATTTCTTCTCCGGGAGTCATGCCGGGCATGATAGCATCCATGTGCCAACCTCTACGTGAAGGGCGCATCCATGTATAGTCAGTGCGAATACTGCTAGTCAAGTTTGTTTGAATCAGTTCACGCCAGGGCATAACTGGGTCAGTATGTTGCTTGATTAAGCGTTCAACACCTGCGGGCAATTGACCTGCTTCAGCACTTTGTGCCGCACTGATAATTGCTTGCTTCATTTCTTGACGGGCACGTTCACGTTCCTCGTCAGTCATCTTGGGACGACCTTTGCCTTGACTTTCAGGACCTTCACCGTCGCCTGCGCTATCACCATCACTATCCATGTGATCATCAAGCATTTGGTCAATCAAGTCATCCAAATTAATCTTCTGCACATTCTGCATCAAGTCATCATAGATTTCCTCAGCAGGCTTGCCGTCATATTTCTTTTCATACAAGCATGGGACACTTGTAATAAACTGACCAACATTGTGCCGCTTCAAGTCAGCATTAACAGCATAGTCATCAGCGATATTCCACATTTGCGGATCACGATTACCACGACGGTCCATGTGTTCGTATACAACGTGCAATACTTCATGTCCAACTAGAAACTCAACTTCTTTGGGCTTCAATAGCATAATGAAACGGCTATTGTAATAGAATTTCAATCCATCAGTAGCCGCAGTACCACACCATTCATCAGCATTAGTTAGTTTGAGACGGGTAGCAAGATTGCCAAAGAATGAATGACGCAATAGCAAACCCACACGTGCCGAAATCAATCGTTCACGGGCTAGCATATCAATCTTAGGATCAGTGGGTCCAATAAGATTTTCATATTTCTTGCTACGTGTTTTCTTTTTTGCAATTACGCTACTCATATACAATCCTTTATCTAAAATATGCTATATTATAGCACAACATCTATTTTAACGCAAGTAAAAAGAGTGAGAATGTTCACACCATTCTCACCCATAAACTTTAATTACCTGCGTCTACAATGTACTTGCCGTACTTTTTGTGAAACTCATCAAAGTGTTTCAACTGACTAGGTTCAATCGGCAACTTGTAAGTCTTAAGCGCAATCTTAGCACCCATCACAACCAATTCTGTTTCAAAGTTAGCCATGATGTAAGTGAAGAAATTGTCAGCCATTTCGTGAAACTTTTTGTTGTTCACTTTTTGTACTTCCAATGCATCTTTCAATTCATAGCACATAGAAATTGTCAGTGAATACATTGCCGAGATTTCTTTCACAGACAATGTAGTTACTTTACCAGAAAGAATATCTGCCGGGTCGGGCATCTTGCCTGATGTTTTGCGATGGGCTGCAAACTTAACTGCGAGACCTTCACCAACTGAACCTGCAATCAGATTGAACAATGTATCAGTGTCAGTATCTGCCTCGTCATCTAGCAAGTCAGAAACAAAGCACCATGTACGGGGTGTAGCGAATGCACGGCTTGAAGATTTGCTATCAAAATCGTACAAGTCTTGTTTAGCAAACGACAAGTAACCAACCACATCCTTGTGAATGCCTTTGTTTACTGCCCAGTTTTGCCATGCAGTAAAGTCAGGGCGCATTTCCAAGTGCAAGAAACGATTAGCTAGGGGCATCGGCATACGATAAGTAACACCTTTGTCAGATTCACGATTACCTGCCGCAACGATAACAACGTTATCAGGCAAGAC